GCACAGTTCCAGGGTGGCGGCCAGTTCGCTCGCAGCCAGGGCGCTGGCGGCGTTGTCGAAACTGGTTTGGGTGGCCCCGCCTAAATCGTTGACATAACCACTCTGTGTGGTACAGTGACTACATCCCGTTAGGGATAACCGTTGGAGAATCCCCGACTTCAACGTGAAAACAAGGGTGAACGCAGCCATCTCAATCCCTCCGATTGAGGTGTGGGCAGAAGGAGTGGGCCATGTCAGATGTCAACGAGTTCGATGACGAGACAGTGGATCAAGGTCAAGACCCTGTTCGGGCGCACATGCGCAAACTTGAAAAAGAGTTGAAGCAAGAGCGAGCCGCGAGAGCAGAGGCCGAAGCAGCCAAGCGCGAACTGGCGTTTGTCAAAGCGGGAGTACCGTTCGACAACCCGGTAGCCAAGTACTTCATCAAGGGCTACGACGGCGAGATCACTCCCGATGCAATCCGAGCAGCAGCCGAGGAAGCGAACCTTATTCAGCCCTCCAAGCAAGCCGAGGAAACGAAGGCAGAGCAGGATGTCTGGGGAAGGATCTCCAAGGCGAGTCGTGCAGGTGAGCGCAGCGAATCTGTAGAGGACTGGGAAGCCAAGATCAACAATGCTCGGAACCCTGACGAAGTGATGAACCTGCTGGCCCAGATGAGACAGCAAGCACACAACATCTAGCCCGTGGGACTCCCGTCCTGTCGGGAGAAAGAAATAACAGGTAATGACTAAGACACAGACGAGCAGCCTGCTCACAGACCAGGTTGCATTTGACAGGCTCGCGTACTTCGCGCTCCGCAGCGAACTTCTGTTCGACGCGGCCGCAGACGTGATGCCTGTTGCTCAGGCAATGCCGGGATCTTCGGTCAAGTTCACGATCTTCAACGATCTTGCCGAAAAGACCAGCACCCTCACCGAAGACACCGACGTCACCCCCGTGGTGATGGGCGACAGCCAGGTTGAGGTGACCCTTGAGGAATACGGCAATGCCGTCAACACCACCGCCAAGTTGCGTGGAACCTCGTTCCTCGACGTTGACTCGGCTGCCGCGAACCTCGTCGGTTACAACGCTGGCATCTCGGTTGACGGAGTCATCCGTGACGTCCTCGCTGGTGGCACGAACGTCGTTTACGGTTCGGGTGGCGCAAGCCTTCCGTCGAGCCGTGCAACGGTCGGTTCGGATGACATCATCAAGGCCAACGACGTCCGCAAGATCGTCGCAGCGCTCCGCAAGGCCAACGCTGTGTCGTTCAACGGCATGTACATGGGCTACATCCACCCCGACGTGTCGTACGACCTCCGTCGCGAGACGGGTGTTGCTTCGTGGCGTGACCCGCACGTGTACGTCGACACCGCCCAGATCTACAACGGCGAAGTCGGAGCCTTCGAAGGTGTGCGTTTCATTGAGACGCCGCGTGCGAAGATCTTCACCGACGCGTCGGATGGATCGGGTTCGAGCACGGGTTCCTCGGCAACGGTGGACGTGTACTGCACGCACATCATGGGCCGTCAGGCGCTTGCAAAGGCTCACAGCATCGTGGACGGAAATGGCGCGTTCCCGCGTGTCGTCCGCGGCCCTGTGGTCGACGTGCTCCAGCGCTTCCAGCCTGTCGGCTGGTACTGGCTCGGTGGCTACGCACGATTCCGTGAGGCTTCGCTGCGTCGCATTGAGTCGTCGTCGAGCATCGGCTCGAACTGAACTAACTAGTTCAGTCTGACAAAGGAACGGGGGCTGGGTCGTACCCCCTCGGCCCAGCCCCTTCTTCCTGCTACGATGTCACGCGAGGTAACTAATGTCGATTTCCAACTACGCCGAAAACAAGTTGTTGGACGCGCTTCGCGCACAGTCGTTCTCTGTTTCCAACACGTACATCAAGTTGCATACCGGGGACCCTGGTGAGGCTGGCACGAGTAACGCCGCCACCGAAACAACCCGCGAGGAAGTGACGTTCAACGCTGCCGCTTCAGGCTCTTTGGGCGCATCAGCCACTGTTGAGTGGACCAATGTTGCGGCTACCGAGACGTACACCCACTGGTCAATGTGGGACAACTCCACTGCTGGCAACTGCTTGTGGTATGGCTCGCTTTCGTCTAGCGCTTCTGTTACCGCTGGTGACACCTTCCAGATCACCGCTCTAACCCTTAGCCTAGATTGAACATAGGAGCCTGATGTGGCTCTAAGTATCACCCAGGCGGGTACAGGCAACTCAACCACGTCTGGGACGACATTTTCTGTAACGCCAACTGTTTCGTTTGCTGTCAACGACACAGTTGTTCTCTGTTCGGCACATGACAACCGCGTAAGTGGGTCGCCGTACATTTCGTCTGTAACCGATTCCCAAGGTAACACTTACAGTCTCGCTGCTGGAAATAAAACGCAAGGTGGTTCTACCGCTGATCGCGCTACCGTCGCAATCTATTGGTGCAACGTCACCACTGCTCTTTCAACGTCAGACACCATCACCATCACGTTCAATGGGTCACTGGCTGCTAAGGCAGTTGTCCTTTACAAGATAAGTGCAGCGAGCAACAAGAAAGCGTCTCTTCGGCTTGCTTCGGCTGCTACTCCCCTGCCAGCCACCACAAACTTTTCAGGTAGTTCGGTAACAATAATCAACGGCGAGGCGTTTATTAGGGCACTGGCTATTGAGGACAGCCAAACCGTTACAGGTGATTCTGATACGACAAGGGGTTCTTGGTCTGCCGCTTATTCGGCTACTGCTGTTGGCGCATCAGCGACCGCCTCAATGCAGATTTTCACTCAAACGAAAATCGTGACGGCTAATGGGATACAGACGTGGGATGTGACTTTCACAAGTGCCGATACTGCTACAGCGTATGGGATTTTTGAGGAAGTCGCTGCTTTCGCAGTCCTGAGCCGTACTGCCACTGGAAGCGGTACGGGTTCGGACTATGCGCTTATTCCAGCAAATCCCAGTCCGAATGACGTTACTGACTTTCAGTTCGGTTTCCGCAACACCCCAGGTTTCTATCTTGGTCCAACTGTTGTCCCACGCACAGCATCCGCGGCAGGCTTAGGAACAGAATCAGCGTCGTTTCTGCATGTAGCGGTACGCACTGCGTCCGCGCAGGGAACCAGCGCCGAGACTGCAACGGGTGAGCGGATCATCCCCCGCACAGCCACCGCAACAGGTTCCTCTGCGCAGACCGCTACGGGACAGGCTACCCGTACACGTGCCGCCACAGCAAACGGTGTTGGTTTGGACTCAGTCCAAGGTTTGCATCTGTCGCCACGCACCGCAACTGGCACTGGCTTGGGCACTCACCTCATCACATCGTTCTCCACCAAAGCGCGAACTGCAGCATCTTCTGGCACGAGCGCACAAGTCGTTGTTGGTGTCCGTGTAGTCCAACGCACAGTCACGCAGAGTGGTCAAGGCTCACAGACAGTGACCTCGATCAAACTGCTGTTGTTCCTCACCCCATCAGACACGGTCGCACCGAGTGATTGGCGCAACGGCGAAGTGGCGCAACGACTGTTTCGTTACGCGCAACCCACGAACCGGGGCAAGAACGTCTACAAACTTACCAACGGCACTTTCACCCAAGTGGATCAGCGCGACCCCACAGTTGTCGCCAAGATCTACTACGGCGGCACCAAGAACTTTGTAAGCCAACAGGAAAAGGACGAACTGGTAGCGGCAGGCTACGGTAGTTACATCACATGAGCATCTTTCGCCCACCCACTGACGACTTTGTACCTTTGGCTCTACCGCCGAAGCCTGAAGATTCGCAAGAAAAACGGGTCGCGTTCAACCTGTTTCGTCACTACGCGAACGACCCGCGCGGTCGCAACGTGTTCAAACTCGCCAACGGCACATTCACCGAAAACGAACCGAACGACAACACTTTGATTGCCAAGGTTTATTTCGGTGGGTCAGATAATGTTGTCACGCCCCAAGAAGTCTCAGAACTAACCGCAGCGGGGTACGGCGCCTACATCACCTGAGGGGGGTTATGAAACATAGGGAAACACACCCAAACCTGGTTCGTCGCACGGGCGGGCAACCTGACAAGATCGACGGTGCCGCAAGGCTAGAGAAAATCGCAGACCACAAGGAACAGTTAGGACGAGGATGAACCTCACCATCTACATCCCCACATACCGACGCCACGAACTCACCGCCTGCCTCGACTCAATCATCCCGCAACTCAACTCACGGTGCGAACTGTACGTATCAGATAATGACCCGGAACAGTCTGCCTACTCGGTGTGTCAGGAGTACCCGCACGTCAACTACATGTGGAACTACCTCAACATTGGCGCTGACGGCAACTGTCTCCGCGGCCTTGTCACAGGCCAAGGCGAATACGTGTGGGTGTTCGGAGACGACGACATCATGCTGCCCGGAGCCATCGAAGCCACGTTCGAAATGATGGACGGCTGCGACCGCATCATCCACGTCGGTGACCGTCACGGCGAAATCCCATTCGGATTCTCAGGCCACATGTCCGACCTTCTCGACAAACTTGACGACAAGTCGTTCATCGTCGCCTCCACCCTGTGCAGCATGAACGTGTGGAAACGGGCCATCATGGACCCGAGCCTCGGAATCACCGCGCTCGACACCCGCAACGTCCTGTGCTGGGCAGGCCTAGAGGCTGCGAACATCAACGTCGCCAACAAACCGTACCTGCAGGTCGGCCGCGACAACCAGACGTTCTTCCCACATTTCATGCAGTCCATGAACGAGTACCTCATCAACCTCAACATGGAAGTCCAGCCGGAGGAAGGGTTCACGATGACTGCCGCGAACCATTGGAACTACAACAACGTATGAGTGAGATCTTCCACTCTGGTGCGTGGCCGATCCGCCCCAAACTGAACGTGTACACGGGCGGCACGTTCGACCTGTTCCACTACGGGCATGTCAACTTCCTGCACCAATGCTGGGAGATCGCTAACGGTGGCACCGTCACAGTCTCGGTCAACCCTGACCAGTTCGTCGCCTCCTACAAGGAGCCGACCGTGATGACCCTGGAGGAACGGGTCGCGGTGTTGCAGGGCTGCAAGTACGTCGATCAGGTGATCGTCAACTGGGGTGGCAAAGACTCACGTATCGCCATCCTGTCGGTCATGCCAAACGTGGTCGTGATCGGTGACGACTGGAAACAAAAGGACTACTACACCCAAATGGGGTTCACCCAAGAATGGTTGGACCGTTACAACATTCAGATCGTCTATGTGCCGTACACGCCGACAATCTCCACCACCGAAATCAAGGGGCGTTTGAAGTGAACTATCAGCACTGGTTCGGTATCACCGACGGCAGGTTCGGCTACGGGTCGATGGTCAACGGGTTCCTCAACAACGTCCCCAAAGGTGTGAAACTTTCACCCAGGGCTTTGGTTGCCGTTCACATGGGTGTACCGTTCGTCATCAAAGGATTTCTTGAAGGGCAACACCGGGTCAACTTCACAATGTGGGAAACCACCGAGATGCACCCACGGTTCATCCCGTGGCTGCCGCAGTACGACCAGATCATTGTC